GTTTGAACAATTTGACTATGACGAGGAGAATTTCTCTGACTGGATCGAAAAGTTTGACAAACCAAAACAGCAAAGAATGCTGAAAGCACTAGCTAATATGGCTCAAATGTCTGATGGAGAGTACACCCAGAAAGACTTATTTGTTAAGGTTGAAGCGCTTCTTAAGCGTAACGACCCCACCTGGGCACCACGCGTCATTTACCAGGGAACTGATGGCTACAACGCCATTTCAGGACCTATGATGCATGTCCTTATGAAACGCTTTGTGCACGCTTGCGACACAATGGAATTTTCCGGCCTTAAAGTCAAAATCGCGTACGCCAAACTGGACACCGAGCTCGCATCTTTTCTCAATGATGCAAGCATACCCATCGGGTATGAAGGTGATTTCAGTTCAAATGACCGTACACAACTAGGAACTTGGGTGAGGTTAATCGCTGATTTTATGAAGGCATTGGGCGCACCGGATTGGTTTACCACATTATACCGCAAAACACAACACTTCAAAGTTTACAATCGAGAATTTGGTTTATCAGCAACGATCTGCAACCAGCTGGCTACTGGCGGTACAGACACCACTTTCCGGAATTGTTTCATCAATTTTTCTATACTTTACATTGCTTGCAAGCCTCGGGGCATCCACGGGTTCGTTGACCTGTTGGGAGATGATAACTTCTTCCTCCCCAAACAAACGTTCTTAATTGAATGGTGGATTGCCTCTGCGAGCCGTGTTGGACAGAAATTAATAGCATCTGAGCGACGCCTACACGCCGAAGCGACCTTCTTGTCACGCTTCTTTGTCACAGATTGTCATGTACCTTGTATGGTACCCATGGTTGGTAAAGCTTTAATGCGCTTCAACGCCCGCTCCAACCAAAATGACGACATTAGTGATTCTCGTTACATGGCAGGCAAATCATTGTCATACGCCTACGAGTTCAGACACGCACCCATCATACGAGATTTCTTTATCCAACGGTACGAAGCCGAGGATCATGAATCAGTTGAGGTGCAAGATCTGGGTTGGTTCAGTCGTCTCAACGCTGTTGTTCCTGGTCAAGTTAGTAAGATGATTTTTGAAGCACCCGTCCTCAATGAGGATGAGTTTGGAGAAGTTATTATGGAAAGGTATTTACTCGGCATCACGGACATAATCGAACTCTGTCGCATGGTCATCATCGACAACAGACCCCTCATGATTGAGGATGAACGCTACTATTTGTTAGCAAAAGAAGTTTCATAGATAAATCTTTATGCTTGGTGCGGCTCACAATTGTACACCCGGATTCGGCGCCTGTTACGCCGTCACAAAAACAATATAAAAAAAAAAAAAAAAAAAAAAG